CGGTCCCGCCCCCTGCGCTGACCACCGTGCCGGTGTAGATCGTGCTCAAGGATCCCACATCCACTCGCATCTTTGGCGTGTAGTTCGTCCAGGAGAAGTTCTGCCCTGCCCCGTTGTGGACGTGCATGGCGAGTTCGTAGACCTCGCCAGGCACCATCACCTGCGGATCGATTCCGGACGCGAGCTGGAGGTTGTTGTCGCCAATAGCCATTAGGTGCACCTGATTGGGTTCGGTCGGTCAAAGTACGCAAACGCCCCGCCAGCGGTGTTGTAGGCCACGTGCACCTCGACCTTGGCGAGCAGCTCCGAGGTTGTCCAGGCGCCGGACGTGTACCGGCTACCAACCGGGCCAATAGTCGACAGCGGGCTGGTGATGTCCATGCCATCGACAAGCGTCGAGGTGTTGTGCCACTCCCGGAGATTGATGCAGTTCGTGTAGTCGAACGTGTAGTCCCTGGGCACGGTCACGCCGGACCCGGTCAGCGGCGTCGGGTGCCAGATCTTGATCGTGTACGTCCACCGGTTGGACGCTCCGCTGATGAGAGCCGCGGACACAATCTCGCACAAAGCCGAGGTGGAGTACTGCGGCGCGTTGACGTTGGCCGTCGCCCACATGATGCCGTCCATGTTGGCGCCGACCGTGCTGGCGCTCTGCGTCCAATCGCGCAACACCACGCGGTTGGCACCGCCTGGCAATCCCTGCGTGAAGTTGGGAACGTTGTATGCCATCAGGGGAACACAGGGACAGGGTTAGTGATCTCCGACAACTGGGCGTTGGTTAGCACGGTGCCAATTAAGCCCTTTGTTTGATACTTCTGCATCCATCCGATCTTGTCAGCCTGGAGAACGGTCACGCCGAGCACACTGGTACCGCTGGTGCATTGAGGCATTCCGGTCGGCAGCGGGATGCCGAATTGCTCAAGGTGCCCCCAAGCGTCCCAAACAAAGTTGTGCTGGATCTTGTACCACTCCTGAAGCGGTGCCGATTGGAAGCCTCGATAGAGCAGTTGTCCGACGGCAGCTCCGAGCAGGGTGGCGCTATTGCGTTGGCCGACAAAGCCAGACCACGTAGACCACGGCGGCTCACCCTGGCCGGAAAAGGCGGTACGGTCCCACAACACCTCAACAGTAATGTTTTGCTGAGGAACCTCGTAGGTCCGTGGATTGCCGCGCAGGTCGACCTTGTCTCCGCCAATGTCAGTCGACACGGGCCACGCGGCGTCAAAGTTGCCCGGGAAAGCCGCGCCCATGCGCCACATTTGCGCCTGGCGAATGGAGCTCGATCTGGTGACTTGGCAGTAGCCAAAGTCGCCGGTTGCGCCGAAGGAGCCGAACCGGCACGTCACGCGGAACACATATGTTCCTTCGCGTACCGGTGCGCTCTCGACCGAACGGCAGACGTAGGACTTTAGGAAGCCACTGCTGCCGTAAACACCTGCCGGGAGGCGCTGACGCACCTGCGGAATGCCGCTAGTAAAAATTTCGATGTCACCGGGGTAAGTGTCCGCGCTGCTCGCTGGCGTCCACTTCACTTGGTAGACAAGGTCCACCGAATGCTCGTTGCCGGGCGACGTAAGCCCGTAGATCCTGCTGTCCGCCAATTCGATGTATGACCAGGTGCCCATTACGGTTGCCCTCGCATCCAGCCAGACCACTTGCCGAGCATGTTGCGGATCTCGTCAAGCGTGGTTGAACCAGCGCCCTGGAGGCCCACGTCCAGCGCCTGATTTCCGGCGGCTTGTGCCCCTGCCGAGATGCCTTGGATGTTGGCGATGCCTTGCCCGATTGCAGCGCCGTTTGCCACAATGGACGCGGCTTCGCGGTTGGCGATGATGTCCTGATTCTTGATGCCTTGGATGACGCCAGGCGCCAGCGCGTCGGCGATCCGCTTGTTCCTAGCGTACTTCTCGATCTCCGACTGCGTTGCAGCATTTGCTGCATCCACGTTGAACGTGGTCGTGATCTTGGTCAAGTCATCGGCCCGTTTGTCCAGGGCGCTGACGGCTGAACGGATGGCACCAAAGGCTACCTGCCCAGCGTCAATGGTGGCGCTGATGCCGCTTGCCAACGCCGCCTTGGCGCTGGTGGCGTTGAGCTTCTGAAGCTCGCGGTTCGCTGCGGCAACGCCCTTGACCACGCCAGACGGATCAACCTCGGCCCGGATGACTGCTTTCATCGACTTGTCAGCCACGGCCCACCTCCCGTGCAAACTCGTCCAGGCCGGAGCGAACCCACGGCATGAAGTCGTGCGGGCGCTTCCCCGTCAGGGTGCAAGCGATCACCCCAAGGAGGTGCTCGCACCGTTCCTCGGTGGTCATCTCAAGCCGTGCCAGGGCAACGGGCATCATCATGCGTTGCTCCGGGCTGGCGATTCTCCACAGCCGGCGGGTGCCGGCTCCGTAGGGCGTGGCCGGTTGACCTCCTCCAGGAGGCGCCCAGCCACGTCAGCGCGCACCGTGCCGAGGTCCGCGTTGGACACCACAAACGGCGATCCGTCCGGGCAAGAGATGCAGGATCCCCACCAGTACGGATCGACCTGGGACCGCGTGTAGTCCGCCAGCGTCGGCTCGCGGAACACGACCGGGCCGACGCCGTCAATCTCGACGGTGCGCTGGCGAGCGGCGATCTTCGTGAGGTCGAACGGCATCAGGCTTCTTCCAGGGTGAGGGACCACATACCGGGGCCGGTGCCGTCATCGGAACGGGACGCCGAGGTCAGGTGCCCGGTGATGGTGTAGGCCTTGCTTCCTTGGTCCGTGAACACCAATGCCACGGTGCGGCCAACAGCCTCGGCTACGGTGGTAGGGAACATATGCAGACGCAAAGCATCGTCCGTAGTGCTGTCCTGCGCCATCATGTCGAACGTCACCGTGCGGCGGACGCGTCCGGGTGCTCGCTTCTCGCGGAAGTCAGAGAGCTGTGTCGTGTCGATGCTCGACCGCTCGAAGTTGATTGCGATGTTTCGGACGGGGAACGTGATTGCCGAGCTGCTCTGGAAGTTGAGCGTGACTGTGCCGCCGTAGCCTGCGATGAGTGCCATATCAATCCTCCTGGACGAGCAGCGTCATGCTCATCGTCCCGATTCGTTCTGCATCTTGCTGGCCATCGTCCGGAGTTTCCGTGGTGAACGCCACCGCAAAAGATCCGAGTGAAACCGAGCAATTGTTTGTGGTGTCGTTGATTGGTCCAGAGTTAAACAACGAAAGAACCGAGTCGACCATTTGCGTCACTTGTTCGACGGTGTCCGCAACTGCGGCGACCTCTACTTCAACCGTCCAATGCTGAAGTCCAATCGGACCAGCCATGCGCATGTCGCACGTCGCGCTGTTAATCTCGTAAACCAAGCAAGGTGTCGCAGTTCCGGCATTGCGCATGCCAACCGACATGGGGTAACCAGATCCGTCAAGTGCTGCTTTAACTGCTCGGCAGATGTTCTCAAGCGACATTCTGCCTCCCAAGCGCTATGGCAGCCAGGCGAAGCAATTCCGTCTGCAACGCAGTCCCCAGTTGTCCGACGCGGCCAGTTGCCCACGAATGGCTCCGCTTGCTGCCGGAAACAAACTTGCCGCTCGCCTTGTGCTTAAAACCGTTCTCAAGCAGGTGCCAGATGCGTTGCCGACCCTTTGCCCTAGAACCACCCTTTCGCCCGTACTGAACTCCGACCACGATGCTGATCGGCGAACCGGGTCCGGCGGTGCGCTTGGGAGGGAGCAGCTTCGTCGCAGACGAGATAGCGCGACGATGAATCGGCTTCCCGCGGTACGGAGCAGATCGCCAAATCTGCCGCAGTTCTTTTACCGCTGGCTGGAACACCTTGCGAATGGCCTTCTTGCGAACCGACTCGTTCAGCTTCATCGGCAGCTGCGCCATCGTCTTCCGCACTTCGGCAGAATCGACGGTGATCTTGACGGCAGTACTCACGGCAGCACCTCCGTCGCTTCGATCTCCAAGCGCCGACGGCGCTGGTCGCGATCCCAGCACGCTCGCACGTTGAACGTGCGCTCCGTGCCGTGGTCGTTCCACAGCAGCCGGCTACGGGTGTTCACCGACGGATGGAAGCTCGCGAGGATGCGCCAATCCGTGCGGACTGCTGGGCCTCGATCATCCATCGTTTCGTTGGTCGAGGCGACTTCAATATGGCAATGCAGCACCGCCACGTTCACCCAGGACTCCGACGCTTGGCCGAAGTCATCGACCGTGCGTACGGGGTTCTGCGCCGTCATGGCGAGGCGCAGCATTCCGGATGGGACGTGTCCAGGCATCAGCCAATGCCCTTCCCCATCATGCTGGACACCCTATCCCAGTAGTCGTTTGGGAGCGCCACCGTGTCATCTCCGCGGCTTGCCACGTGCTGCGTCACGCGCTGGAGGATTGCCATCTCCAGCAACGGGTTGAGCGTGTTCGTGCCAGCGGTCACCGTCAGCACGACCGGGTAGGCCAGCGAGTCAGCCATGGTCGCGTACTGGATCCCGTTGATTGTGACAAGCGTTGCTGACCCGCTGGTTGCATCATCGTCAACAAACGTGACCGCCGTAGCTGGCTGGCGCTCCAGGCGCACTAGCAACTGGTCGTTCGTCGGCTCCGCCGCCACGTACTGCGTCCGCGTGACCGGATCGACGCACCATCCGGTGCGCTCCTCCAGCTCGCGCTTCGCAGCTTCCCACGCAATTTGGATGGCCGGATCGTCCTCGTTGGAGGAAAGCCGGGCCCAGTTGCGGAACTTGGAGATATCAATCGCCACGGACTACCTCGCAGCCGGTGGGCGCCCCCGAAGGGACGCCCACCGTGCCGATGAGAGGATGAGGATCAGGCGTTGGTAACGTTGAGCTGAACCAGGGACTTCACGCGGGTGAAGTCGCTGTTGGCGAACATCATGCCCTGGAAAATCACGCGAGCCGAGGACATCGCCGTGATCTCGTCGCGGATCATGCCGATGCCGCCCCACTCGCGGATGGCGAAGCCGTCCGAGATGTTGCCGAGCACGGCCAGGCAGTTCTTGCCCGTCGTGGCGGTGGCAATGTGCACCGGGAGGTACTCGGTCACGTAGACCGGGAGACCCATCAGGGTGAAGCCAGCGCCAGCTTGGCCGACAGCGTCCGCGCTCGGGATGAAGAGCGGCACGTTGTTGACCGTGATCGTGGCAATGCTTGCGTACACATCCTGCGGGATGATCCACGCCGAGGAACCCCAGTACGCAGCGGGGAGCTTCTCGTAGCGCATCTCGCGCAGTTTGGCGAGCGTGACCTTTGCGATTGCCAAGGCACGGGTCGTTCCGGTTGACGTGTCCGTGACCTGGTTGGTGTTGGTGTTGACCGTGAAGATGCCCTTCGGCGCGTTCGTGCCGGTGCCGCCGATGTAACCCCATTCGAGGTTCTTCGAGAGCTGCCGCTGGAGGTTGTCCATCACCTCCGCCTCGACGTCGAAGTTTGCCTGGCGCATCAGCTGCTGCGAGACCTGCGTGTAGGGCAGGCACGGCACCGCAGCCAGCGGCACCTCGGCGAAGCCGGGGTCGATGCTGGTCCGGGCGGTCGAGGAGGTGTCCGGCTGGGTCCACGCCGAGGTGTAGTCGGCGGTTGCCAGGGTGTTGTAGCGCAGCGTGGCGTAGCCCTGGATGCCAGTGCGGAGGTCAGCGAGGTTGCGGATGACGCTCTGCGCCATCATGTACTTCAGGATCCCGTCCTCGTACAGCTTGGGGATGAGGATGCTGGAGCTCGAATCCGTCTTGAGCTCACGCTGCTCGGGCGCACGGCCACCCTTGATCCAGCCGAGGAACTGCTCGCGGTACTCGCCGCTGGAGCGCCACTCTTCGGTCTGCTCGCGCTTCTCGGCGACGACCTTCTGCGTGATGGCGTGGGACGCGAAACGCTCGCGGAGCGCCGCGGCGCTGCGCTTTTCGTTCAGGTCCTTGAGCTCGTTCAGGAGCTCGTCGGCGCGGGCCTCGGCCTCGGCGCTGATCTGGTCAGAGGCGAGAATGGAATTGACTTCGGTCTCGATGGCCTTGCGGCGCTCAATGATTTCCTGCTGCTTCACGTGAGGGTCCTCAATCGCAGACGCAACCGAGCGAGGCTCGGCGAATGAGTGCGAGCCTCGGCGCTGGTCTGCGGATAGGCGCCGTCGGATACAAGACTTATTTCCCGGAGGTCCACCTCCGTGAGAGTGCGCTCCGAGCCCATCCAGGCGTCGGAACGAACGAAGAAACCAAACGACATCTCCGAGAGCACGCCAGCCTCGACCAGGGCGCGAACGTCCTTGGCCTTCTGCGTGTCCGGGAGATCGACCTCGAACGCAAGGCCCTTGGAGTCGGAGCGGAGCTGGAGCAGCCCGCTCTTGGTGTTGGCGAGGAGCTCGCGCCGATCGTGCCCGATCAGGAGCGAGACGTTGGCAGCGAGCGAGCGGTCAAAGGCGCCGGGCGCGACGCGCTCCACGAACGGCTTGCCGTTGTTGACGCCGCGCACCGTGAGCGGGAGGCTCGGCGCGTTGTAGACGCTCGCGTAACCGGCAAGCTTGTTGCCGGTGCGCTCAAAGGTCGCGGTGCGAAGCTCAAGCATTCTCGTCTCCCACGTTGTCAGGACCGGACGCCGCGCTGGCGCCGCCTGGCATCGAGACCGTCGGCGTGTCCAAGCCGGCCACCGGAGCCAGACCGAGGTAGTGGCGAGCGTCGTTCGGCGACATGACGCCAGCCAGCACGAGCTTGGAGAACGCCATGCCCGCGTCGCGGAGGTTGCCGCGCACGATTGCCGTCGTGTCGATTCGCACGAACTCGCCGGGGCGGCAGAGCTTCCGCGTGAGCTCCGACTCCCACGCGGAAGCCCACGCCGCAATCGCGCCATCGGCATATGCGCGGGCGACTTCGCTTTGGCTCACAAGGGCGCCCCCGCCCTGCTGGAACAGCATTTCCGGCGGCACGCCGAACGCACGGGCGATTTCCTGGACGCTGAAGCGCCGGGATTCAAGCATCGTGCCGCTGGTTTCCTGCGAGATCTTCTCGGCCTTCATTCCCTCGCGCAGGATCAGCGGACGGCTTGCGCCGTCGGCGGTTGCATGCATGGTGTTCCATGCGTCGCGGATCGCCTGAACGGTCTGATCGGACATGGCGCCCGGGTGCGAGATCGCAACCTTGCCCATTGAGCCGGTGCGAACCAGCGAGGCGTGGGCGCCGTTCTCGTCGGCGGCGAGCTGCATCGCGTGGCGAGCCACGTCAAGCGGCGAGCGGTACCAGCACGGATTCAGGTGATCCGGATATGCACCGATATGCAGCACCTGGTCGGCATTCATCACCAAGTTTCCGATGCGGTACTGGACGCCTTCCTCTGTGATCTCGCCGCTCATCGCGTCGGCGGGCACCGGCTGGAGCTCGGCGATTTCGCCATCGCTTCCGCGTCGGATCAGTGCGATTCCGTTGCCGTGCGTCAGCGCGACGGAGGTCGTGTAGCGGCGGAACTCGTAGCCGGACTGCCAGCGGCTCGCGTCGCGGTTCAGCAGCATCTCAACCGGATGGCCCTCGATCTCCTGGCCTTCGCTGTCGTAGACCGACACGGGAAGGCGAGCGATATCCGCAGAGATCAGGTTGGTTGCACGAACGACGGCGGGGATCGCGTCAGCCGGTGACGCAATGATCGGCTCGGGTCGCGTGTAGATCGCGACGCCGGACTTGAAGCCGAAGAATCGTGCAAAGATGCCCACGCAGCAGATGGAACAACTCTGCCCCGAAACGTCAACCCGGATTTCTTGAAACCGTGTCTATCCAATTGGGCACGACGATGTCGAGAGACCAGTTGCTTCACGCACCTGGTGATGCTCCATCAGCAGCGCCGCCATGTTGCCAGCGATCACCGCGTCGGTGTTGCCAGCACTTCGCCCCTTCACCGGGCGCGTATTGCCGACGTTGTCGCGGATCAGACGCACGGCGTTCAGCGCCGAGCGGAGCACGGGGTCCGGCTCGTAGATTAGTTGCTTCGATTTGAGCAGGTCGCCCCACAACTTCCACGCGGGCGCCATCGTGCGGATTGATTGGTCGACGGGAATGATCGGCCATCCGCGATCTGCCCACCGTTTGATGTCGCGTGCCTGGGCTGGGTGCGGGTCGACGCCGATCTTTCGCACGTCGTAGCGGGCCATCAGCGCCTCGATCTCGGCCTCGATGACGGCCATGTCGTGCCATTCGCCCGGCATCCGGCGCAGGAAACCTTGCTCCACCCAGGCGCCCAGCGGGTTCTTGCAGCGCCGCTCGTCGAGTTGGATGTCCGTCCCGGCCCACCAGGAGATGTTTCGGGCGCGGATCACGTTGCCGTCGACGACCATCAGGCAGATCGAAGTCAGGTCGAGCTGCGCCCCGTAGCCGCCCCGCGAGAGGTCAATGCCGATCACGGCGGGCGCACCGGCGAGGCGGTCCCAGTCGGTCTTCTGCATCTGCCGCTCAAGCACCCCGAGGTCGACGTCGGTAGTGGCGATCTCAAAGTAGCGGCAAGCAATCTGCGTTTCAAACTCGGCAATTTGCTTCGGATCCCCGGAGCCAAGCATGGCCCGAGCTTGCATCTCAATGTCCGGTCTTTGCGTGGTCACCCCCAGCGACGGGTGCGCTTTCGGCCAGACGGTCGAATCTTCCGCTTGATCGTCTTGATCAAGGCCATACAACAAGGCGAACCAGCCGTACGGGAGCGGCTCCCCGCTTTCAAGGGCCTTCTCGCAAGCGTCCCAATAGGCCCAAATCGGCCTCGTGCGCTGCTCATGGTCGGGCGTCGAGATGGCAAAGAGCTGCGCTTTGGGGCTCTTGGACAGCCCCGTGATGAGGCGACCGAGGCCCCGGTCCATGCGAGCGACCTCGTCGGCGATGATCAGGCGGTCCATCCGGCCATCGAGCGCCTTGTCCGTGCACGGCAACGTCGTGAACTCTGCCGACCCATGGCGCACCTTGCCAGGGATAGCGATGGTCGTTCCGCCCCTGGCCTCCCACTCGACGCCGTCGCCGTGGGCGTCGTTCAGGGTCGTGCACATGGCCCGCATCCGCTCGAACACGATCTGCGAGAGCCGCCCGTCTGGGGCGCTCGACGCAAACTTCAGCCGCTTTGTCGGATCGGCCATTCCGGCCATGAGATGCCCTGCCGCCAACTCGGTCTTGCCGTTGCCCTTGGCGACCACCACCAGCACCGCCTTGAACGCCGGATGGTCGGTCTTCGTCCCGTCGACCACTCGCCTGGCGGCGTGGACCACCATGCCCACCAGGCATTGCCAGGGCAACCACTCCAGCGCTTCCCCGGCTTGCTCCTCGACGCCCTTGCCGCACTTGCGGGCAAACACGCGCACCGCCTCCGCGGCATCGTCGTCCCACCACAGGTTGTGCGCCGCCGGCGCGGCTCGCATGGCCCGGTAGCGCTCACACGCCGCACGAATGCGACGGTTTGCGACAACGTCGCCCTCAAGCACCCCTGCGGCATAGGCGTCGGCGAGCGCCGCGCATTGCACCGGCTTGCGCTTGTGAAAACGCACTTGCTTTTTCGAGGTCCCCAAAGCGCGGTGCCCCCGGGAACCTGCCCCCCTCGGCCCCGATGGGGGGGGATCACCGCTGGTTTGCTTCGGACGCGGTCTTGGCGGCATGGCAGTCCTTGCACAAACTCTGCAGGTTGGATGCGTCGTTGGTTCCACCACGGTGCAGCGGCACGATGTGATCGCACTCCAAGCCAACGATGCTGCCGCACTTGCGGCAACTGATCTCGATTGCCTTGTGCTGCTTGGCCTTGCGCGTCCATGAACCACCACGTGAGCGAGTGGTGTTGATCATGCTGATGGCCTTGCCTAGCCCACCTTCGTACCGGAAGCGCCTCACTTCATTGCCTCCCGTAGGGCAGCAGTCAGCCGGTCATCGTCGTCGTAACGCCAGCACACCAGCCATGGCCCGTGATCCATCCGGCACATGACCATGGGCACCAAACCATCCTCGGCGTCGCGCACGGCTTGCGCCATGTAGCGCATCACGGTCGAACTCTTGGCGCACACGCGAGGGATTTCCACCTGGTCGAGCATGAGCACAAGGTTCTCGATGGAGCAGCAGTACAGTTCTCCGCCAAGGATCAGCGGGTGCTCTTGCACCGCGCACGACCATCGCTTCAGGAGTGAACCAACACGCTTCACCTCGACATGGACGCCCACGCCCCCGTCGCAGGGCTCGATGTCGGCTTTCGCTTTGCCCCACCGCTGTGCCGTCCTGCGCCACGGCTTGCCAAGGACGGCCCCGAGGGCCGCCGCAGCCTCCGCTTCGCCTACAGCGCCTTTACGGCGGCTTCGGGCGCCCGTGGAACGACCACGGGCACCCGCGCCGACGCCACTCGGATCGATCATGGTGTCTTTTCCTTGAAGCAGTCCCAGCCCAGTGCGTTGGCAATCTCTTCGGGCTGCTTGTCCTTGATGCAAGATGCTCGGCTTCGGCACACCTCCCGCCGCGCCTGATCGCGCTCGGCGCGGAGGCAATCGCGATCGGCTGTCAGGCGTTCAGTGTTTTCAACTGCTACATTCCAAAGAGCGTCAAACGCCTTCCGCCAATCGGGTCGCGCTTGCTTCATCGGGAATCCTCCACCACGGTGTGGATTCCATGCTTCACCATGAGGCCTCTTGGTTCACCTTCGAGGCCGCGTTTGTCGAAGCCACCGCCACACATCACGATCTGCCGCTCCAAGAACCGCTCGCGCTCGCGCCACTTGCGATCCTGCTCGCGCAGTTCTTCGTGCTGGGCGACCACCATCGCAATGAGCTCCTCGACCACGTCAACCGGGATCGACCCGGTCGAGATGCTGCGCTGGGCGCGCTTGAGCTTGCGCTCCCAGGGCTCACGAATCGTCTTTGGGATCTCGATCATGCTGCCACCCTCCCAAGTCCAAGGCGAAAGGCGAGCACCGACACCCGGTCTCGCACGTCGGGTCCAATCGACTGAAGCTCCAGCGCCAGCTGGTCGTACGGCGGGACGCCGATCTGCCCCCAGCGCTCGCCCAGGCGTCGCCACCACCTGGCGTGGTCGGTGACACGGATGCCAAGGTCGGCGAGCTTGCGGAGCGTGACGCGCCGCTGCGCTTCGCAGAGCGTGTCGGTGTCACGCGGACACCAGCGCCGGATCTTGGTTACGTCTTCCGGATCGATCCCATCCCAGGGTGAAACCACCCCCCCTTTCGCGGCGTCAGCCGCTGGTGGTTCTTTGGTGGTTCTTTGGTGTATAGGATCCCTCCGGTTTAAAACCGGAGGTGCTCCGGTCGTAGACCGGAGGTGCTCCGGTTTAAAGCCGGAGGTACCTCCGGTCCTAGACCGGAGGTCAAGCCGGTACGTGAGCGCCTTGCCGCTGCCGTAAGTCTCGATGATGCCCTTGCCACGCAGCGAACAAATAGTGGCACTTACGGTATCGAGGTGAAGCCCCGTCTTCATGGCGATATGCGCCTGGCTTGGATGGATCCGCTCGCCGTAGTCGGCGAGGGCAATCGCAACGAGCTTCTCGGTGGGCGTCAGGGCGGCGCCCAGGGCGAAGATCTCACCCGGGTGATGCTTGGCCATCCTTGGCCTCCTTTCCGGCAGTCAGCTCTAAAACCTGCCGCTCAAGGAGATAGGCCCTCCTCGACTCCCGCTCAACCAACTTGCGAGCGTTGTCAACTTCGTGAATTGTGCGAACATAGACTTCAAGCAGCGCTTCGTAGGTGCGCTGACGGTGCTCGGTCTCGTGGCGCCACTTTTGTGTTTCCTTGCGAGAATCCTCAAGCTGCTGCTCAAGCAGCAACTGCGCTTCATTTCGACTGGGCATCACTCCACCTCCATGTCGATGCAGTCCTCCACCAGGACGCCGTCTTTGTGGGGCACAAGCTTCAGGAGGAGCAGCCGACCGGCGAGCTCGGGGATCGGCTTGAAGCTGGTGAACCACTCGGTGGCCTCGCCAGCCTCGATGCCGATGCGCCAGTACTTCGTACCGGCCTTGCTCACCTTGCATTCGACCTCCGCACAAACTCCGCGAACTTCGCGTAGCGCCACGGAGTCGCCTTTGGAGGCCTTCGGTGCGCTCGGACGGGCCGGAAGGCGTCGAACGCCCTCCGTGCCGTCCTGCGGCGTCGTAGCGGCTTCCTCGGGCATCTCCTCATGAAGGCTCGACGCGGTGCCGAGCAGCGCGAACGCCCAGCCCATCACGCCCTTCAAGGCGCGACCAGTAGCGCGGGTTTGTGCCATCATCTGTCGGGCGAACTGCGCGCGGGTGTTCCACGGCTTCTCGTCATCGAACACGCAGCCGACGCCGCGCCCGAGCACGACGCCGCGCTGGTCGACCACGGTCGACGTGGCCTCCCAGTAGCCGGTCATCCCATCCGTCGCCGGGACGTGGCGGAGCTGTTCCGTCGTAGTGGTCAGCCCCATGCCCGAGGCAATCGCTTGCGCCCCGGCGACGGTGAGATACTCGCGTCCGGACACACGGATCACGTAGTTCTGCTTGACGATGGTGCCGAGAGCGCGAACGAGCTGCTCGTTCTGCTTTACCCGGTCCTGCGGTGCGAGGAGGTCGCTCACGCCTCACCCCCGTTCCGGAGCGTCTCTAGGCGGGGATTGGCCGCGAGGCCCTCCTCGATGAACAGCTCGACCTGGCCGCGGATGGTTCGCTTGTTCTTCGCGGCTACCCGGGCAACCCGGTCCATAAGGTCAAGGTCGACCCGGACCTGAATGCTGTTGGCCGTCTTCCCATAAGAACGCGGTGCAGTCCTCTCAATCGCTCTCTCTGACATGGTGCGCCTCTCAATCGCACCGAAATGGCCGCTAACGAAGACTTGCTTTGCGTGTTATGTAAAACGACTTCACGCGTCCTCTGGGATTAGCGACACCTGTTTCATTTCGGTGCCTGACGCATCTTATCGACGATCCGGCGGATTTCAAGCAGTTTTCCCTTGTTGTCGGCATCGTGTTTTGCAATTGTTACGCGCCGCTCTACGTGACGTTTATTGGCACCGATCTTAACCTTCCAGTCCCAAGGACTTGCGTACGGATCAAGTGTAAACGACCAGACCCCATTTGGGTCGCCGTCGTTGCGGACCATCCACCATTCCTCTCTGGCGTTCTCTTTCCTGTTCATGGCGCGACGCGTCCTCGCGTCGATTTCGCGCAAAAGGACGGGCTTCCCCTGGGACGCAACTCGCTGCTTCGTTGGCCTTTTCGCCATTCCCGCCGACCGTAACAGGATCAGCGCAAAGTGGATAGGGAAAGTTTCCCTTATTTCACCACTTCGACCAGTAACCACGGAGCGCGTCGAGCATTCGCGCAACGATCTTGGGCGTGGCGCGGTTCAGCGCCTGGCGCCGCTTCTCGCACCCGCATTGAGGCGACGGTTTGGCGCCGACCGCTTTGGCTGCTCCGGCAACTACATCGCCAAGCCCAAAGCGAACTGGCTCGCGAACTTCTCCTGCAAGCCATGCCTTTGCCCATGCTTCCCGTTCATGAGTTGGGATGCTGCTTGGGACATCGACCAAGATGGAACCTATGCGAACAATCATGCGAGCGTCAAAGTTGATGGAGCTGTAACTCCGAAACCGTTCCCACTTCCGCACACACATTCCCAGAAATTGTCTGGTTCCAAACCGCGGTTGTAAGTTCCACAACCAGTGCTAGTGAGATATTCCATGTTTTCAACGAGGTTGAGTTGTCCGCGATAGTAGTTTCTCGTGAACAGTATCTCCGTCAGATACTTGGTGTATACGCCAGTAAGTGTCCTTGTCGACGTAAATGGCACTGGCTTTGCGTAATAGATGTTCACACTTGCACCGTAGCCATACTGAGACGGATAATCAGAATCGTATGGCGGAGTGCAAATTGCCTGACCAAGGCTATTGACCTTCTGATATGGATAGAAAGGCTCTGTTAAATTGGTGCCATTGAGATTGACGCCGACTACGTCGTAAAGACCAGTCATGATCGCGCAACATCCACCGCAATAAGCGCAGGTTGTCAAGCTCCCGGGAACAATGGTGTCACAAAGGGATCTAAATGGAGATACAGTTCCCAGCAGATTGAACGTGTTTGACGATGATACGACCGATGTCATCGTCATACTTGCAGTCCATGATCCACCTACGTAATTAATGGTGTCGCTGGTGATGTCGCAGCAATCAAATTCGTCGGTGGATTCATCGGACCAGCCATCTCGCCATTGCTTGCCCTGATACGGTCCAGCACTGTTGTCCCATCCAGTCCAGTTCTTGACATTGCAGCAATCGGCAATAGTTGCCGTCGATAAACCAATTGGCTGTCCGCGAACCCATCCGGAGTACGTCGCAGTAATGCTGTAGGACGGATTGGTATTCCCAACAACTGGGACGCATTCTGTGTTACCAGGACCCAATCCACCGCCAGCGTTGCAACAGCATCGGCGCCTGCTCACTCTCTTGCCTTTCCCTTCCGGCAGTAAATGAAACCGGCGATTCCGCCAATGAGGCCGAGCATGACTCCAAACCAGATGGAACCGAGGAGAGATTCAGCGCTTGCGAGCATGTGGTTTCGCTTTCTGCTTACGTGCGAAGGTGAGACCGATGGAACAACCGGAAGCGAAGGTGATGGCCATCAGGCCCACCAGCCAGAGCGTGTATTGCCATGGTGCGAGGTTCATACGAGCTTCCAGTTTTTGATTGTGTAGACCAGGGCGAATCCGCCGAGCACGACTCCGGCGACGGATAGAAATTTCAGCGTGCTGAAAATGCCAGGCTCCTCGTCGCTCACGTACGCGACGTGTTCCTGCACGGCCTCAATGGACGTCTGCAGGCCGTCCAGCTGCTCGCGGGCCGCGTCCATATGGATGATCGCCGCGCCCACCGCCTGGCGAGCATCAATGGCCGAATGCGCGATTGCTGCGGTGTGATTGGTGCAACCGGCGAGCGCGAGCGCAAGGATGGACGCGGCGACTTTCATGGTGCGTCTGGATCTATTGCAACTGGTGCCACAAACACGTCATTTGTTCGGTCGTATAAATATCCTGGGCCTGGGAAGCATCCACGGATGCTTCCGTCTTGCTTGCATTCAATCCATTCTCCTCCGATGTTGTCACGAACCCATGACAGAGTCGGAGTAACAAGGACTTGAGCCACGACATTGTCGACGATTTGAGCTGCGAACTTGCTCATGTGATCACCAGACTCCCGCTAGCGGTGAAAGTGTGAATCGTGTTGCCATTGGCCGTGGTGATTGTTCCGCCAGTTCCTCGGGCACTTCCCGCATAACTAATGATCACAACGCCGCTGCCACCTGCTCCACCAGCCGCGACATTGCAACCGCCGCCACCACCACCGCCACCCCTGTTCGCCGTGCCAGCGGTTCCAGCGTTGCTGCTGGTAGCACCTGTTCCGCCTCCGCCCAGCCCTCCAGGCGCGCCGGTTACGACAGCGCACGAATACGCTGCACCTCCTCCGCCACCACCGTAGTACGTTGCCGTTCCGCTGAGGTCAGAACTAATGCCAATACCGCCAACGCCGCATGTAAGGTTTGCGGTGGGAGCGCCACCCGCACCACCAGCTCCACCACCGCCGCCACTTGGCCATGCGGCATAGGAATTGGTTCCAGCACCTCCGTCGGATCCTTGGCTTGACGTACCAGCGCCACCAGTTCCAGGGAGAGCGCCACGACCACCTCCACCAGAACCACCGCTTGATCCGTTGTTTGCGCCCGAGCCGCCGCCCTTACCGCCGCCCACGGCAGTCGTAAGGGCAAAACTGCTGTTCGATCCATTGGTCTGCGACGCGCCACCAGCACCGACCGTGATGTTGTAACTGCCAGACGTAAGCACCCTTGACGTTGACACAACGCCGCCACCGCCACCGCCGCCGCCACCGTCGGTTCCACCGCCACCGCCACCCGCCACAATTAGGATTGACGCGGTAACGTCGCCACTGTCGCTCGATGCAGCCATCGCCTTTCGGAACATACTTGCAATCACGGGATTACCTCGTTAGTCGTGCGAAGATCAATGGTCGCAATATGCATGTTCTCGCTGCCGCTGTTCGGATCCGCGTACAGCACGATGCGGCCCCAGGCGTTGGACGCAAAGGAAGCCGTCTGTACGGCGGTCAGCGAGAAGCCAGCGGTCCCGCCCCCTGCGCTGACCACCGTGCCGGTGTAGATCGTGCTCAAGGATCCCACATCCACTCGCATCTTTGGCGTGTAGTTCGTCCAGGAGAAGTTCTGCCCTGCCCCGTTGTGGACGT